AACTCTCTTACGTCCCTAAGTGTTTGTTGTACAACGTCTTCTTCATAGGGGTTGTAATAACTACCTATGCCTCTTGGGTCAAAACCCGCAGTAGACGCATAACCAGTGTCTTCTGATCTACCGTATAGCCCTCGTCCTAACTCCTGTCCTGCCCTAACACTTCTACCTGCTTCATCTAGTAACGATGATTGTTGTCTTAGATACGGTCTATAACTACCGATCGCAGCATCAGAAAGTTGCATACCATACAACTCTCTGGGATCAAAATCAGCTACTCGTCGTCCTGTATAAGTAAAAGGACTAGAATCCGCTTCGCCATACTTAGCAAACTGATCGTGTAAAAAAGTAGAAGCGTAAGGAAAAATCCCTTGCTGTAAAAATTGCCCTATATAGGGGGCGGGGGCTTGACTCGAATATTCTTGATCTTCTCTACTAGCCATATCTCATATTTCCTAATTTATTAAACTTAGTTAAAGCGGCTATACCTTTAGCGTGGTTGCCTCCTCCTGCTTGATCAACAGCGGCTTTAGAAAGCATAAACTCTCCATTACTCGCCATAACAGGTATTAAATCGTCTTTCGGTCCTCCTGGACCACGCATAGCTCCTCCGTTAGGCATAAACATAGGTCGCTGTAAAACACCGCCATCAGCAAACGAAGATCCTTCGATAGGTTTAAATTGTACTTGCCTTCTCCTGTTTGCGTTTCCTGGAAGTGTTTGCGTTCTTGATACACGAGCTTTAGGTTTTTCTTTTCCACTTATTAACCTTTTTGCTCCTGCAGTTCCAATGTCCGTCATTCCTGACATAATAGCTTTTTGAACTTCTGGTGGTTGGCTTTCTATCCATGCCTGTAGTTTTTGCATTGTACTGGGCTCAGGTAATTCTGGAGCAGGGATATCAACCTCTATTTCTAAATCAGGTTCAGGTATTTCTAAGGGCATATCTACGGCAAAATCGGCTTCCGTTAATAAATCCATAATACCTAGTCCTCCTCCAAGAGAACGATTTAAGTACCCTCCTAGATACATTCCCGCTATTCCATAATTTTCTAAGTCAGAAGGATCCAGACCTGCCGCGTTTAGTTGCTCCATAAGCATTGACATTTGATCGGGGTCTGTTGGCTGAGTAGGATCGTCTGTTGTAAATTCTCCAAAACTTTGAACTTCACTTCCTTCTACAGGAGCAATATCCATTTCTGCTCCTGCTTCTGGTTTAGGAACAGTTCCACTACCTATCTGTGCAGGCGCTTCGGGGTCTCCTAAAATTTTGCGGGTTAGAACATTAGTAGCTGTTTTAACCGCTACTGCTGTTGCGATATATCCCATAGTCATAATACTTTCTCCATAATTCTATCTATCTGTTCTATATCAAAACCTTTTAATTCTAATTTAGAAAAATCATCAACGGTTACTTCATTTACAACTTCGTCGATAGTTAAACAATCTGTTCTGTGTACTGTTATAAATGTACATTCTTCATGTATGTATAAAACTCTTTTTGTGCCTGCTTCGGTTATTCCATGAAAGGGTGCTTTTATCCGTTCCACGCCTTTATCACTATAAATAGATGCTTCACCTTTCATAATAAAGAAAGGGTGGTTTTTAGCATGTATCTTAGTTGCGACTAATAGGTTTTTAGGCATAACAATTTGTCTTATATACTGACCATCTGCAAAGTTATGTGTAACGGCTCCTTCTGTTTGACCCGTTATTTGACTGTTTAAGTCTTGATTATTGTTTTCTTCACAGTGTTGCCTAATAGCTTCTTCAAATTCTTTTATTTTATTTTGAAATTTTATTTTATTTTCTTTATGATCAAAGAATTCCTGTACTTCTTGATATTTAATATCAGGACTTTTAATTAAAGCAAGACTCATTAGAAACGGCTCCTTGTTTTTATTCTTTTTCCGTTAGCCGTGTATATATAGAAGTCTGAACGACTTCCTTTCTTGCCTGCGTAAGCTTTTTTATCAACTCCAACCATGTCTCTCCTGCGTATTTTAACGTTTTGCGGGTTAAAGCCCTTCCCGTAAGCTGCAGCACAAGGTCTGGTCCCTTGATTATATATCAAAAAGTGAAAATTTTTAAAGGTTTTTCTTTACCTTTTACTTGTATCGGGGAAAGTGGTTTTAAAGTATATCCACAAAAAAGTTCGGTTTGTTCACCAATTAAAACAGAAACTCCCGCTTCTTTAGTTCCTGATTCAAGTCTTGCAGCGGTATTTACTGCATCTCCAATAGCTGTATAATCAAATCTTGATGAGGAACCCATATTACCTATTACTGCTTCTCCTGTGTTTATTCCTATCCCTATTGCTATACTTGGTAAACTTTTACTTTCTAATTCTTTATTAAGTTCTTCCATATTCTTTATAATATCTTTAGCGCAATCCACCGCTATTTTTGGGTGATTTAACAAGTCTAATGGAGCATTAAATATAGCCATCATGGCGTCTCCAATGTACTTATCCACCATACCACCGTGTTTTTGTACGGCTTCTTGTTGTGCGGTAAGGGCTTTGTTCATAATAAACGTAACTTCTTGAGGGTCCAATGCTTCAGACATGGCGGTGAAGCCTCGCACGTCTGTAAATAAGAAGGTAGCTTCTTTCTTTTCTCCTCCTAATTTTAGAAGATCAGGGTTCTTTTGTAGTTCTTTTACCTGTCTGGGGTCTAAATAATGCTCAAATTGCTTCTTAATCTGTTGTCTTAGCTTATACTGTTCTCTAAATCTAAGGTAAAAAGCCGTAGTTCCTGTAATAAATTGGCTAATTAATGCCCAAGTAACGTCTATTAAAACCCCAGAACCTATCGTATAGACGCCGTAAGACGCCGTAAGCGCCAGTATAAGCCCCGCAGAGGTTATCCCTAGAGTTATCCCAAAAAGGTTAATAAACGCCCATATAAGCGCTACAGAGGCTAAAAATATACCCAGTTCTAAGGCTAACGCATAATCAGGTATTTTGGGGCTATCCTGGATTAAAATAGACTCGGCTAATGCTGCCTGAATCTTATGTGGCTCAAGCAATCCAGCAGGAGTGGCAACCTGAGGCATAATGCCTTTAGCGGTGATACCCACAAATACAAATCTTCCTTCAATATCAGGAGCTTCGTTATACAGCTCATTTAATGTAAATTCAGGAGTATCTACCCAACTAATCCATTTTCTACCTAATGAATCCGTAGGAACAGGAGGAATACCACGAACACGAACTTCTTCTACTCCGTTGGGATTGGTTTTAATTACATAAGTGTCTGCGTTAGCTAAAACTTTTAACACTTCTGTACCATACGCGGAAACCCAACCGTCAGGTGTTCTCATTAATAACGGCATTCTTCTAACTAATTGATCAACATCTGTAGGAGCAATAGCTATTCCTTGTGTTGCATTATTTTTAAGAAGATCTATATTTTCTATAACCCCCTGAGCCTTAAATCCTCCTACGTCATCCCCCATAACAACAGTTCCTGTTGTGGGAGGGTATTCTCCGTTATCGTTTTCAAACATAGCTAGAACACTAGGCGCGTACGACAAGACTTGGGCAAATTCAGCATCTCCTCCAAATCTATCTGGTTGTGGAAAGGCTATAACCCAACCCACACCTAGTGCTCCACTATTTAAAAGTTCTAAATGTATTTCAGCTAATCTTTGTCTTGGTAAAGGATAGCCGCCTTCTCTTGCTATATCTTCTTCGTTTATAGAAAGAATAGAAAAATAATTAGAAGGTTGTTGTTCCGCAACAAAAGAATCAAATACTTTAAGCTTAATAATTTCTAAAGGAGTCCACTGTTGCACTAGCGGTACTGCTAATAAAACAAGCAAACAAAGAAGTTGGAAAAACCTAATCACCTTGATCAATGGTTATGGTTTTATTGCAATTAGTCGTGCAATTATAATTAACGGTGATGCTCTTATTGGTGCTTCCTGATTGACTAGCCGTTACGTTATAGTCATCAGTATAAAAATTTAACCTCATATAGTGATCTCCGCTCCCTGTTTGCGTTATCGTTGCTTCGTTATTGTCCGCTGAATTACTAGCATATATCTTTGCGTAATGCTCTCCCGAACCTGACTGAGTAATACTAAATTCCGAACTATCTCCAAAAGCCCTTATTTCTCCTTCCTTATCGTCGCCTGTTTGCGTAATAGTGTACACATTATTGTCCCCCTGCATATAAATCTCAGCGTCATTATTATTACCATTTTGAATTATATCCATGTCGTTACCATCATCGTCCGCGTCTATATAGCCAAAATTATCGTTGCCGTCTTGATCTATTTTGTATTTATTGCCTGTGTGATTTGCTACTTGGCTATAGGCTCTAGCGGTGTTGCTTGTACCTTCTTGATCTATGTCTATTTCAGCATTGCTACAATTATGGGTAGTGTAAGTGCCTTGCGATAAACCACACCACACCCTAGCCGTATTTCCCGTTCCTATTTGATCAATATGAATAAGAGAAGAACTCCCTTTTGTTCTAATCTCTGTGGAGTTGTCTCCCGCATACGCAAGAACAGAAATAAAACTAATCAGACTGATTGATAATAATTTCATTTTCACCTCCTCCATTTATCATAACGTTTATTAATCTTCCAGCAGATAATATCTGTATATTATACCCTGCTCCTTTGTCTAATTCTAAATCTATAGTGTTTTCAACTTGTCTAACTAAAGTAAAAATCTCACCTTCGACAAACGTATAAACTTGAGCGTTTGGATCAAATCTAGGAATAATGCCCTCTATTCGTACTCCGTCTATTTCTCCTTCAGCTCCCTCATCTCTGCCTCCCGCAGATACTTCTTCTAAAATTTCTAATAAGTCTTGTAAAAAATCAACAGAAAGTAAGTCTATATCTAATCGGGTTATTTCTTCTTGTAGTTCATCTTTAGAAAGATCACTGTCATCGTCTAAATCATTTTCTTCTAAAAAATCAACGTCTAAAACATTACTTGAAACTTGGCTTTGTTCATCTATGGCGACTTTTACTTCTTCGGGAGGGTTCACTATTAATAAATTATCTATAAAATTTAAAGTAAGATTATTTATAACTACGGGCTTAGTGGGAGGGGCTTCAGAAACACTAACCATTGTTGCTTGGTACGGTTGATTAAGTATCTCTATGCCTGCCATTGTTTCTACCGTAATTTCTCCTGAAGAAGTTCCATCAGCTTGAGGCAATAGAATCACAAGAGAACGACCTAATTCATCTACAGTTGTGGTGAAATCAGTGCCACGAATAGCAATCGTAGCACTCGGAGTACGAATAGAAATGTTTTCTTTATCTATTCTTCCAAGCGCTCCAGTAATAAAACGGGCGGTTCCGCTTGCCATTTGAAGCGCCATTTTGCTTTTACTTGGGTCAGGATCATAGATATATTCATCGATAACAATTTTAGAATGTTCAGTAAGGCGAATAACAGATGAGTCAAGAAACTCAATACCAATACGACCATTCCCAGTACGCACGTCATCATAGCTAAGAATATCCAAATTAGCCGTTGCCAGTAATTTATCTGACTGATTTCCGCGAAGAACTTCTCCATTTCCCCTTAACTCAGAGATCTTCCCTATCTCAGAATAAATATTATTAAACGGTATTAATACTAATATTAACAGCCACTTGTGCATTGGTCTACGTCGATAGTACCGTTGCTAGTTGTAGCGGTTATAACAACCACACCCGAAGTGCTACCAGTGCTATTTGTCTGGTCTATGTCTACATCATTAGTGTTTCCTGTAAGTTCCACCGTAATTGAATGATCAGCGTTTCCTGTTTGAGTTGTATCAATATCATTAGAATCACCATCAATGTCCCAATTATTAATGCACCCAACCACTTCACAAGTTGCATTCAAGTTATTAGAGGTACCTGCAATAACTATGTCTTGATTACCTGCTGTTGCTGTAGCTGCAGCACCTTGAGTAAACGAAACTACGTTTGAATCTCCTGTTGCCGCATAATCAAAATCAGTATTAGCAACGTCTCCTGTTGCACCAAAGGCTAACGTCGTTTGGTTACTATCTCCTGTATGTGTGGTTGTAAATGAAGTGCTATTACCTTGAGCCACCGAGGCAGCCATTGTATTGCTATCTCCTATTTGATCTATATCAACAGTCATAGAAGTCCCTGTAAAGGTCGCTCTAGTTTGAGACGTACCTACTACGTTTGTGTCTCCTATTTGGTCAACATTCATAGTTAGTCCTGTTCCAGACTGAGTAATATAAATATCATTGTTTCCTGCAAAGAGTATTGGGGTAAACAATAATCCCAAGAAAGCTAATTTACAAAGTTTTTTCATTTTTCCTCCTGACTTGGCTCAAGTTTGGAATAGTCAAAATCCCATAATTCTTTCTCCAAGCCTTTTATAATTAAAGTATAAACTGCTTCTTCAATCGCTGCTCGAGTTGCGTAACCTACTGCTTCATTTTCAGTATACCCAGTCTCAAGTTCAACAAGTTCGGTGCCCATTTCTATAAAACGAAACACGTCTCTACTTATCCCTGCGCTCAAAACAGTTTTACTTACCGTACAGTTTACCATAACTTCACCTGTTTGTACTAATATAGCACGCAAAGAAACAGTTATCTCATCTCTACGGTATTGCCCACTAGACCCAATCCCTAAGTATCTAGCTCCATTTCCCCCTGTTTCTATATTGGTATCATATTGCACTATGCCACCTTCTATAAGAATTCCTGCAAAAAGAAGGGGCTTTAACGTATTCCCACTCTCTCCGTTATAGGTTTGTCTTGTTTGTTTTATAAGTTGTCTTTCTCTTGTTAATGCGTCTAAGCCTTTTCTTTCTACAACCACGAACCAATTACCGTTTCCTGCGCTTCTTAATGCGTCTATTAGATAATTATCTGCTCCTTGAGTAACTGCTGTACTAAATAAAGCCATCTTCTGTGAACTTTTACGCTGACCTGTTAAGTCTTGGAAATTATAGATAGCTACAACAGCTTTTTGATTAGGGTATGGAAGATTAACTAATTTTTCGTGAGTGGGTCTTACTATCTTTGCCTTTTCTATACACTCTATGAAACTTGCGCACCCTGTATCGTTTATATCAGGAGCAAAACTTGCACAACCTTGAAACAAAGGAAGTAAGAGAACAGCTACTATATGCCACAGTCTTCTGAACATATTCCAAATATCCCCACTGGGATAATTATAGTAGTAACATTGCCATCAGCGTCTGTTACTGTTAACGTAATATTAATTCCATCGTTTACAAAAGTTATGGTGCTTCCCTCTAACTCTATACTGCCCCCCGTTCCTCCTTTTTCAGAATCAAATAAACTCTCAGCAATATCTCTTGATAATTGACTATAGATTCTACTTTCTAAATTTCTTAAAAATTTAGCTAGTGTGGTGTTTTCTGCTTCTCTTTCTGCTTCTTTTAGTGCGTCTTCAACTTTTTGAGCTTCTTCATCTCGCCTAGTTTTTTCTTGTTCGTCAATAGTTAAGTAATGTGAAGACGTTGCCACCCCATTAAAAGAAGGGCTTTTAAATTCATGAACTATTTCATCAGCAGGTAGAATTCCTACATAAAAGAACAACATTAAATAAAATATTGTACATAAAGCAATAGACGAGAAAAAAAGTCCTAGACTTCCTTCATTCTTTTCTGTTCTTTTGTTCTTGCTCATTTTCTTCTTCCTTTAACTCAAGTACAGTATTTACCTTCTCCTGTAGTCGTATCATATCCTGATCTAAAAGTCTTAATTGATCGGTTAGCCGTATAATAGTGATTTTCATTTGCTCTACTGCAGGGTCTATTTTGTTCGTTACGGTTTGCCATACAAAATAAACGAAATAACCAAGTCCAACTACCATTACCACAGGAAAACCAAACTCCGAGACTAATTGGACTATATCCATTAATCTCTCCTAGCATCTATTTTCCCGTCTTCTACAAAATTTTCTGCTCTAGCTATCCTGGATAAATCAGGAGGTAAGTTTAGTGCGCTAGAAACACTTGTATCTATGCGGATAATATCATTATTCATTATAGACGCTCTAGTTATAAGCATTTTAGAAATACCCTCTACTTCTTTAATATCATCAACTAATCCATTCATTAGTTGTTTCATGATAAGAAAAATGAAATAAGCCATAATTAGCCCCCCTGCAACAGGTAAACCTAACTCAGCTATTAATGCAAAACTCTCTTCCATTCTTCTTCACCGTCTTCTAGTATAACGGATTCCAGTATTCCTACAACGGTCCCGCCAAAAAGCGCTGCTTCTTCTTCAGCCTGTTCGAAGCTTTCTGCTTCAATCACAGGTCCTGAATGTGTTATGTTTCCTACTGTAAACTGCGTTATAAAAATTTTTATCATTTACTAAACGCTTTCCCTGCTTCTGATATTCCAAAAGCTCCTAAAGTAACCACAACAAAAGAAGTGTAAATTGTATCGGAGATAAGTAAGTCTTGCCCCATAAAGGCGGTAATTAAATCACAAACTCCAAAAACCGTCATTAAAAAGAAGGAGACAAACCCTATTATTGCTTTTTCATTAATATCGTTTTCATCTCTAAACAAGGCACCAAACGTAAACTTTTCTTTGGGTTGGGCGGCATTAGTGGCTATTTTTAATTCTTTTTGCAACTTCTGCATTTCTTTTATCTTATCCTGCGCTTCGTCTAATTTAAGAACAAGATCGGTATATTTATCAAGGTCCATTTCAACCTCGTTCTTACCAGTGTCTATTATTTGTTTATCAGTCATTTATAACCCTCCATATTTTTTCCTCTAAAAGAGGTATTTCACCAAAACCGCAAGTGTGTCCAATACCGTTCATGATATTTAATGCTATTTCTATTTCATCCATTATTTTTTCTCCCAAGGCAGAATAATTCTCTTACCTGTCTTTTGTTCTTCTAATATGACGCAGGAGTAAAATGCAAATACCCCCATAAAAAGAGTAAATATAACACCAATAAAAATTTCCATTTGAGTCATTATTTTCCTATTGTTTCTGGGTCAAATTTACCAAGCTCTATAAGCTTTTCCCTATTAACAAGATGTTCCGCCTCCACTTCAGCTTTAGATTGTCCAAAATACGCTACAGCTAAGAAATTTTCTATCATGCTTTGATTAATATTTACTTCATCAACAATAACGTTTCCTAATACTCGTCCAAACTTACCTCTGGAGTCTTTTAGTTTAGTTTGTATTATTACTTTTTTACCTTTGTCTATCGCTTCTTTTAAGAAAGCCCCTGCCATTTTTCCTCTAGCCTTCTCATCCAAGTTACGAGTGCGTGACTCGGGAGTATCAATACCATATAAACGAACGCGAGACTTATAAAGAATATCAAACCCAAGATCAAGCACAACATCGATAGTATCTCCATCAACGACTCTTTCAACTTTGCAACTATATTCATACATTATTTTTTCTTTTTCTTATACCCAGAAGCGTAAATAGCTCGTCCTTGCTTCTTAGCTTTTGTTTTTGATTTGTAAGTCTTTCCTGACTTACCCCATTTATATCCGCCTTTAACTTTTCGTACTGGCACATTAATCTCCTTGTAAGACCCTGTCTCTTAGTCTAACTGCCCTGTCTCCAACCTGTTCCGCCCATTTTGAATCCATCATTTCAATAGCCGATTTTTCCCAGTCCTTATTTTCTAAAGCAATTAAAAACTTTTTAAATTTTAATAATCTGTTGATGCCTAGATTAAAACACATATTAGCAACAACTCGTTGTAAGTCTTCTGATAAATCTCTCCACCAAGAAATATTTCTATCTAAATCGTTAAAAACATTTTCTATATCCTGTTCGAAACACTCTATTACTCTTTCTTCAGAAACAGGTGTTCCTATTTCTTTTCCAAATTCGGCATCACTATCTAAAACTAAATGACCAATTCCAAAAGTAGCATAGCCTAAATGATCTTCGTAAATCTCGTAGAGACATCCTTCGTCAAAAGTTAGTTCTTCTCTTAATTTATCTATATTTATCATAGGCTTATTGTTGTCGCTCCGTTTGTAGATACGCTTAGAGTACCTAGCGCACTTACCCCCTCAACCCCTCTTTCGGTTCCTGTGTATATATCAATCCATTGTTTACCATTCCACAACTGTAATTGGCCAGTAGAAAGATTCCAAATAAAATCTCCTGTTTGAAATTTATTTTCGTTTCGTTGAGTTTCATTAACATTTAAAGTAGCGTTTACATCTACTGTGTTTAAACTTAACTCTAAAACCCTTACTAAACGGTTAAATGTTTCTGGTGAAATCTCTCCTATTGCAGTAGGAAGCTTAGTTTCTAATAACTTACCCATTAACGTCTTCCATCAGGTTGAATAGCTAGTCTCATCGCACCTACTCTGAAACTCATACCTGTTACATTGGTATCATCATCGTTAGATTGTATGCGTAATACTGCTTGTCGTCCACGTACTCTTGTATCTATTTTAGTAGTTACTGAAGTGCAAGAACCTGTTAATGCAGTAGTTAAGCTTTCTCCAGGATAATTTCTTCGTTTTAAGACAACTTCAGCAGTCTGCCCATCACTTCCTGTACTTGCGGTTCCTGTAAATTTTATATCGGGAATAATTTTACTAATGAATGAAAAGTCCTCACCATCACCTAAATCAAAATCACTAGACTCTATAAACACATTCGTCATAGCAGATCCATCATCATCGTCTCCTGTTTCATGGTCGTATAGATAGCCCGTGTCAGAGCTTGAATACGTTCCCATAGGCACACTAAAAATTCCCTCATCTATCCATGAGGTTCTTGTAAGCTGCCCTATTGTCCAAACATTTTCTTCGTAATTGTACACAACATATCTATCAATTACCGTTTCTCCATCAGAACAATAAAACCAACCCACTTCATTAAAGGCTTTATTAACAAAACCAAAAATTTGGTGTGTTTGTGTGTCGTTAATATCATCAAACACATGAGAGTCTACTGTGCAGGGAAGTTGTTGTATAGCTCCTGTATAGGAGTAAAATCCTTTTTTGTCCATCCAAAAAACTCCTTTAGGAGTATTAATCATGGCGTTGGGTCCAACTAATCCTACACCTTCATTAACTAAATTTACACTAAACGTAAACGGCTGTCCAACAAAAGTCATTGAATATAATGAAGTATCTGTCCAAACTAAAGTTTCTTGTCTTGCCCTAGTCGCACCTATAATAGAAGACCCTGCCGACAGTTTAAAAGAACCTGCGGTATTTGTCGATTTTGGCTCCCACTCCGTTATATTTTCCTGGTCGCACCAAGCTATATTTAGAGGATCAACACTTCCTGTCCTAGATGTTCCTGAAATAGGATCTGCTCCAAGACAAATTACGTGTCTATCTACATCACTAACTAAAGTTTGTAATGCTACGGTAGGGGCTAAATTCGCACCACTTAAATCACTTAAAGCTACTGCTCTATCTGTTCCTAATGTTTTAGTGCTAGTTTCCCAATAATAAATTCCTCCTGCTCTGGGATTTATTATTAAATCCTCTCCAAAATTATCTTGGCTCCACAATCTTAATTGATTAGTTAATCCCAAAGTACCCGCAGAACCAAAACCTCCTGCGCCCCATGTTCCAATACCCCAACCTGTAGAAGGAACATAAACATCTAACCCCACATTGATCTGATAAGCACCTACAACTGAAGAACCTCCGTTACCGCTGTCGCTAGCGTTTGCTGTAACAGTAGCTCCAGAAGTATCTTTTGCTTCGATAGTGTAGCTGTTTACATTAACAACAGTTGCTATTTGATATTCTTGATTAAGAACATTGGCTGTGATATTTCCACCTAAACTAGCAGCACCGCTGAAAGTAACAAAATCATTTTGAACTGCTCCGTGACTTGAATCTGTAACAGTTATTGTTGCATCTCCATTAGTAGCAGAAAATGTAACGTCTCCCGCAGATGTTGTTGCCCTTAAAGGAGTTATATCATAAAAATTTGCTCCCTCTTTTATATAGTATTTCCAAGTAGTCCCTATTCCTAAAAACTTAGTTCCCGCTAAAGAAACCCAAGCATGCAAAGCTCTTGAGGTGGATTTAAACGTATTTGTAGTATTTTTAACCCACCCTCCAATTTTTTCAGGGAGTCCTTTGCGGAATCGAATTAAATTAGAGTTAAACCAACCCCCTTCATTAGAGTAATCAGTTCCCTCTCTATTAATTCCTGGTCTAAATAAAATTTTTTGTAAGGGCATTTTACGCTCCTACAAAAGCATTTGAGATAATATGCCCCCCATCCCACCAATAACCGCTAATAGGGTTCCGATTACAAAGCGTTCTAAACGCTGAACTCTGTGTAGAATTTCTAACCAACGCTCAGCACACACAGCTTCGTGCTTAGATAGGTCTGCTTTAACTTCGTTGGTGGAAACTGAAGACATCTATTTATCGCCTGCTTTATTTTTAGCTTTACCAATATTCAATGCAAAAAGATCAATAAGTTTATACAACTTACCAATCCACACATCATCTTTAGGAGTTGGCGTAATAGCCGCAACAATAGATGATACTGTTACTATTAAAGTTATTAAGCCAATAATATTTGAAATTGCTTCCATTATTCTTCCTCGTTTGTTGTTAGTTCTTGTTCGGTCATATCCCAACAATTAAGATTGGAAGCGACTGTTCTTCTTTCGCCTTCTCCCTTAAATGGATATACCATATGTTGCAACCACGAAGGGAAAACTAACAACTTTCCTACTTCTGGTTGAATAACAAAAGACTGCGGAGGTCTTAGTCTTTCTTGATTCATCAACTCATTTCTACCGTACTGAAATGCTATATAACCATCACAATCACCAGATGTGTTATATAAAGAATACTCAGGGGATCCCGCAACAGGTTGATCTAGTATTTGTTGTGGAACTTTTGTCCAACCAGTCGTAGATATACCCATTACGGTTTTAGTGCCGTGATCATGTATCGGGTTGTAATCACCCTCATAACTATGCACTGACCAAGTTTCATCAACCGCCACAGCTTTAGGACTTTTAAGTTTAGCTCCCGTATTTTGAGCAAAGAAATTAATATAATCTGCGCCTAACCCACAAATAAAGTTTGTATATTCTTTTACTCTAGGATCATCATTGTCCATAAGTAATTGTTCACCTTGCGCTATTTGCCCCACTAATGTATCAGCTAATGACTTTTTATTTTTATCCTTAACGTATTCATCAAGATAGTCATTCAAATCACTAACCATGTCCATAGGCATTTGGGTCTCCATAACATACACACTAGGCATGTTATGCACTGTAACTTCAGCCATCTTTAACTAGGTACGCTAAATGCTTCGTCAGGTACTGGGTCGCTAACGGGATTAGTAATAACTGAATCCACTTGACTAGCGAATATTGTGTCCCAATGAGAAACAGGACATAGTTTCACTAAATCTGCATTACTATATGTACCTTTTGCTGCTTTAGTAAAGTTAGTTGCTCCTGAATCAGGGTCAACTGCCTCTACGTCTACAGTAAAGGTAGTACTATAGTAAGTAGCATCACCTTCGCTATCGTTCTCGTATTGCATTTCCAAATGCCATTTTTCCACTTTACTGGATTTGACATAAGGAACGGTTTTTACAAGTTTTTTGCTTACTGCCATTTTTTTACTCCTTATTATTAAGTTTATTTTCTAATTCTTCGACTTTTGCCGAAAGTTCTTGCACTGCTTTAGTTAGCATAGGGACAAGTTTTGAATATTTAATTCCATACATTTGTCCGTCTTCGCTTACTTTAGTTATTATATTAGTTTTATCTTCTATTTTATACCCGTATTGTGCTTCTAAAGCCTCTACATCTTGTGCTAAAAAACCACTGTCCAGTTGTTCTTCCTTATGCGTTCCGTCAGGGGTTATACTTTGATCTTCACTATATAAACTACGTTTATCCCAACGGTAAGTAACTGGTTCAAGTTGATTGATAAAATCTAAACCTAAATCTAATTCGTTAACATCTGTTTTATCTCGTTTATCTGAAGCAACTGTCCAATCTACTTGAATATGAGCTTCAGTTATATTTTCATCACCTAGAACTATTTCATTACTACCTGTAGTAATTGCACCACCAGGCGAACCAGATAATCCTGCATCTTTTCCTAAAAATAAATTATTAGATCCTGTACTAACACTTTTACCTGCGTCTAGTCCTACAGCTGTATTATTACTTCCTGCTGCTACTACGAGCGTTTCACTTCCTACAGCTGTATTTCCTGCTCCTGTTGTTACGTCTCTTAGTGCTTCTGAACCAAAGGCTGTATTGTCGTTACCTGTTGTTACATTAGTTCCCGCTAAATACCCTACAAGCGTACTATATGTACCAGTAGTTACTGCTTCACCTGCATCTTTACCTACAGCAACATTTGCACTACCTGAAGTATTTGCTGTTAAAGCATTATGACCTACGGCTACATTAGACGAAGCAGTTGTAGATGTAGCTAAAGCATTTGTTCCAACCGCAACATTAACTGTTCCTGTTGTGTTTGCTACTAAAGCAGACGATCCAACTGCTGTATTATTTGAAGCTGTAGTGTTTGAACCTAAAGAATTATCACCTACAGCCGTATTTGTAGCTCCAGTCGTGTTAGCTGTTAATGATCCATAACCTACTGCTGTATTGTTACTTGCTGTTTCTGCTGTTGCTAAAGCACTTCTACCTAGTGCTGTATTGTAAGTACCTGTAGTGTTAGAGGTTAAAGCACTATAACCTACTGCAGTGTTGTTATCAGCTGTCGTGTTAGCATCTAGTGCGTTGTAACCTACTGCTGTGTTGTAGTCGCCTGTCGTACTTACATATAAGGCTCTCCTGCCTACAGCAGTATTAGCTGTACCAGTTGTATTAGCATTTAAAGCATTAGTTCCGACACCTGTATTACTATTAGCAGTAGTATTAGCTGCTAAAGCTCCGTACCCTACAGCTACAATATCACCACCTGTTGTATTATTTAATCCTGCGTTTTGTCCTAATGCTACGTTATAAGCTCCTGTGGTGTTTGAACCTAATGAAGAATT